GACGAAACCCAGCACATCCTCTTCAGACTGCATTCCGAGTCGACCGGCTTCCTGCGCCAGTTTGTTCAACTCCTCGCGGCTGGTGCGGGTATCCATCTTCTTGAAGGCTTCGTTGAGGTGCTCGACCTCCTCGGCTGTCATGCCGGTGTACTTGCGGACATTCGCCATCTCCTGCTCCATCTCCGCATAGCTCTGCACGGCTTTTTTGCCTGCCATGACGAGACCGGTCATAGCGGCCGCACCTCCGGCAGCCATTGCACCCCAGTCATTGATCTTGTCCTTCATGCGCTCGAACAGCGATTTGGAGACCTTCATCTCCGCATTCACTTTCTCCAACTCGGCTTTTACCTGCTTGATCTTGGCTACTTGCGCGTTCCAAGCATCGGAGCCTCGTTCGATATTCTTCAGTTCCTGGGTGAGGAACTTGAGTGCACGATTGAGATCCGCCGGTGTAGCTTTGTTCAACTGTAGCATGGTTCTCCGGACGGCTTCCGTACCGGATTCCATCTTACGCAGTTCTGCGGTAGTCTTGCCCAACTCACGCTTGAAGTGCTTAGCCGCTTCGCCATTACCGGCACGGTACGCATCCTCCAGCGACTTCTTGAGGGAGTCGGCACGCTCACGAAGGCGCTGCAACTCCTGTTCGGCCTGTTTGCCGTTCACCAATAATTCGACTTGTGTCTGATCACTATTTGCCATATTCGATTTTGTTATGCTGTTCCAAAGATATTATACGAGGAAAGCTTGACGGGCTTCTTCTCCATACCGATATAGAGCGTATCGAACGCGTCCGATCCGTCGGTACGGTGCTCCAGCAGGTTCTCCTCTGATTCGGGTAACTTCTCTCCGGCCTTGTGCTTGCTAAAGCCATTACGACCACGTATCACACCGGCAGATTGAATGGCAATGAGCAGGGCTTCATTGTTATCAATGTTGAAATAAGGCGTGAGGCGGTTCTTCCCTGCAAATCCGGAGTTAATAAGCAGGTATTTCTCGGAGTGCCGCATAGGGCTTCCGAGGTAAACGGATTTGATTTGCCATCCATGACTCTTAAACTCTCTTTCGATGACCTTCCGGAAGTCATCCTTGTTAATCGCGTAGTTCGTGCCGAGGGCGGTACTATCATAGTAGAAGATGACGGTCTTCTTCCGGTGATTCCGATAGTAGTCGCAGAAGTCGGAGATGAGCGCAGGTATCTTCCGCTCGAACTTAACGTAGAAGGACTTGATGACGTTGAGCCTGCCATTGTTCTCCTGACCGGCGACGATCCAGTTGATATTGGCATTGTAGTCCATGCCGATACAGATCGGCGCATCCGGATTGACATCGCGGTCGGCCTGACTGTTAAGCAGCCTCTGATACTCCGACTCCGACTTGCCATAACCGAGTGTGGCGAGATACTCGTTATCTGCTGCGTGGTACTTATGGCGTTCGGTCATGGAGTTATAGAAGCCGTCTTGAAGGATGCCGATGCGTTGGCATAGGATGGAGGTCTGGAATACCAACGGCGGAAGATCACGCTTCATGTCCTTTAGGTAGTTCACACCGACGACTTCCAGGTTCTCTATCGTGGAGCACTCGATATAATAGACTGCCCCGGCCCGGAGTTGGTTGAGGGCGCGGTTGTTGGACCGGAGATGGTAACGAAGATACTCCGGCACCTCTTTGCCCTGTTCCCGCAGTTTGCGGATACGCTCCTTGATCTTCCACTCCTCACAGACGCAGCCCTCAATGGCACGGATGACTTCCATGTTCATCTTCTCGCGGTAGTTCAGGAACCACGAGCCTTTCGTTCCGGCAGGCATATCGGACATGATCATGATGGAGTGATGGTAGGAGTGCATACCGAAGTGCGCCCGGATACCACCGTTCGCCGGCAGCGTTTCATCCTTCAGTTTCTCGAAGTTGATGAACTTCGCCTCGTCGATGAGCAGCCAGTCGAGGGTGAGGGAGTTGGACGAGCCGGGCAAATCCTGCGAGATGAGCACGGCACGGCTACCGTTGTAGAACGATATGACGTGCTCGAACTCACGCGGCTCGATGAGCGCTTTCGCAAAGAACTTCGGCGGCTTCTTGCCCACCACATAATGCACACCTTCCACCAGTCCCATCGCCTTCCATCCGGAGAACAGTCCCGGTAGGGTGTTCGTCAGACCGTGACGGAAGGTCGGCACGACGATGCCACCGGTACTACCAGGCATGCGCTGCATGTTACGCAGGGCGAAAGGCGAACCGATACCGTAGGTCTTACCGGTACGACGACCGGCTACCACGACTGTCGTCTTGGCACCTATCAGCATAACACGCTGCTGAATCTTATTGAAGTATAAATCTGCCATGTTCTAAGTGTTCTACCTATAACGCTGCCGGTGTTCTACCTAAGACGCTTCAGACGTCTCAGAAGGGAAGAGTGTTTCTTCCTCCAGATCTGCGGCTTCGTATTCCACATCCTCGATATCCGGAATATCGGCGATAAGGGTCTTTTTGAGCCGTGCACGCACCTCTTCCACATTGGGAATAGGCTTGACACCCACGAGCGTCGGGTCAGACGACGGGGTGAAGGGCTGCAGCACGATAAGATCGAATGGGAACTCCTTCTCGTCATCCATCTCGACGCGGTTGACCTTACCCAACTCCTTGGCTGCCATCGCCATGGCTTTGGTGTCCTTGCGGGACTTAGCCATGTTATAGGTCTCCAGCAGCATGTCGCTGACGCGGGTGCGCCAGAACTCGCGGCTGGCAGGAGTGAGCATCGGCATGAGCTGCTTGACCAGTGCCAGGTCGGCGTAGATCTTACTCTCGGCGACCTTGTACTTAGCAGCGAACTGCGCCACGAAAGCACGGTCACGACCGGAAGGATTGTTGAGGAACCAGTTATACATGTCCCGGATCCGCAGCAAATGGTCAACGCGCTCCGGAGCATACCTGCCCTGCAGCTCATCTACCGGCGTGAACATCTCGTCACGACATAAATCTATGGTCTTAACCTGTGCCATTACTCGTCATCCTCCATATCGAGAAGGTTCTTCTGTGCGTTCTCCAGGGCGAGAGGTGAACCGACTTTCGCCAACTCCATCTCCGACTGCAGCAGCTGCATCTTACTCAGCGCCTTGCCGCGACGATACCGACGCGCTACCTCCGTAACCTCTGCCGCGATATCTGCTCGAAGTTCATTTGGATCCACTTCGATGATCAACGCGATATCGGTTATCTTCATGTAGATAGAAGCCAACTTCTCTACGTTATCTAATTGCTCTTGGGTGTACTCCATTCGTCCGGGTTGTATTGAAGGTCAATATAGGTATCCACCGATAACTCGAACATACAGATCGCCGTGCCGGGGATGAGGTACTTGCTGACCTCTTGCAGATTGATCTGTGGATTGAGGAACTGCATGTTCTCCGACAGGCGAGTCTTCTCCATGATGAGCATCGAGCAGAACTGCCGGTGCAACTCATAGATGGTATCCATGCAGCGCTGCCGTGCTTCCATGTCGTCCAACTTGTGGCGCATGGAGATGAACACCGTCCGAACCTTCCGGGTGTGCGGCGTGTTGTCGAACATCGTATAACCGGCAGCGTTCTCCACGACGCAGATGAGGTTAGGAGTGGACTGCAGACGTGCTATCGCTTCCTCCAACCCTTCCAGACCGGAGATAGTGACGCACTTGAAGTTTTTCTCCTGACATAACTTATTGCTCTCCGTGAGACGCTTGAAGAAATCGACTGCGCTCCACGGCTTGATAATCTTACTTGCCATGTTTCTCGTACTGTTTCTTTAGTTCGTTATACTCCTCTGCCTGTGCATCCAGTTCAGTCAATGCACGCCACACATCCATCGCCAGCACCTCGGTTTCCTTGGTGATGTCGCCTTTGGTCAGTGCGCGGATCTGGGTATTCATCGACTTCACGAGCTTGGCATGGATATCCTCCGTGCCGTCGGTATTGACCGCTGCCGGCACGAAGAAGTTAGGAAAGCGGGACGCAAAGAGTTGCTTCACCGACGCCACCCACATGAACACGCTATAGGCTTCCTCTGCGGCCAGACGCATGTCAGCACCGTACAGGATGCCTGCAATCGTATTGAGCATAGCCGTGTTCTTGGTGTGCAAGTAACCTTGGTACTGGTTCTCGATGGTGATATAACTCTGGTACGCAAGACCGTGCATCTGCGGATCGTACAGCGCTTCGTTACCCTGTATCTTATGCAAGCGTACCGGGAACTCGGGAATACCCGTCAGCCAGTCCATCATCGGCAGGAAGCCTGCCAACTGTTCCGGCTTAATGGATTCCAGCGCGTTCTCCAGCTTACCCCAACGGATGAGGCATAACGCTTTTACTTGATCCGGCTCGTATTGTCCGGACGACAGCAGAAACAGAGCATAACGCATCTGCTTCTGGTCGAGCTCCGACCACGAGGTGGGCACTTGCACGTTGACTAACATAACCAATAGCCTCCTGCTTTCTTATCGTTCTTGAAGGTATAGTCTTCCCAATTCTTGGCAGCCTCCGATGTGCTCCAGTACGGGAAAGCCGTTGTGTGAGTACGAATGTAGTCCACAACCCGCTTGATATCATCCTTACAGTTCTCACCTTTGAGTTGCTTAACGATGATACCCGGCAGGAGAGCGTGGAGGTGATCGATAGAGGCAGTACGCTCCACAGGGTCGGTGTAGGTAGTGTTCGTCACATCCGACATAATCAACTCACTCACCGCATCCGCTGCGATGTCGTGCTGCAGACGGAAGATCTGAGCACGCTGCTCGCAGAACTTATCGAACAGGTGAGTGGTGACGCCCTGCATGCGCTGCGCCTCGAAACCTTGGAAGACTGTACCGATAAACTTAGTGCCGACACCCGACAAAGCGAAGACGAGTTGCTCGATAGCATTATCGCGTAACTCGATAAGCGCCTCACACAGGGCGTCGGTACGATCCTTGGAAGCAGGGGCAACCGTACTGTTAGACACGATGCCGAAGCCGTTGGAGGTCATAATCACATTCAGCGACGGAACAGCCAACCGGAAGGCCTCACAGGCAACGATGGTACGAACCAAGCCCGTCACCTCGTCGTGCGTGGCAACTGTAGCTTCATTGACTACCTTCCGGAACAACCAACTCTCCACCACCGTCAGATGCGGAGTGATCTTCTCGTACAGGTTCTGCTCTCCCTCAACGGAAGATACTACATTCGGGATATATGCCATCAGAGTGGCATTGTCTTGAATAATCTGCATTACTTGGTCTCCTTTCCTTTATCGTCCATTTGCTTGATATCCTTATGCTCATCGAGCGTCGTTAACTGCATGATCTGACACTCGGCATGCACACCTGCCCACTTGTTAATCTCAATCAGGATCTGATGAGGACGCTTCAGCAGGTCATGCGTCGGCTTGTTAAGCAGCTGCGCAATCATGTACAACTCACGCTTATCGGAGCCGCTGTTGTTACTCTGCGACTTACCCGGCACAGAACCGACGAGGTTACTGTGAACACCCATCACGAAGCAGACCATGTTAATCGCTTCCTGGATATCCGTCTCCCAGTCGCCGCCTTCCTTGCCTTGTTCGAGGTTGGTGATGGTGATATGGGGATTGGTCTTGCCGGTACCCGGCTCAACATAGCTACCGGAGAAGATGATACGACCGGAGTTCTCGACACCGGTGAGGAAGTCGATAATCTCCTTCTTCTTGGCATCGATGATCTTCTGCTTCTCCTTCTCATCCGTCACACCGGCTTGCTCGATAAGCGTCTCCCAGAACTCGTCCGCAATGGTAACGAGGTACTTGAGCGGCGCAGCGTTCTTCAGCTTGGCATACTTACCGAGCGCAATGAGCTTCTT